CTATGGGTCTCTATCTGTCAAGGTTCATGTCCTTTAGTTCAATGTGTATAGGTCTTTTGCACGCTTTGCACCACAGCTCGACATAACCTTGCTGCGCTACGACGTCCTCGTATTTACCGAGGACTTTCGGCTTTCGGCCCGGCTCACGGCACTTCGGACAGAGTATTAAACCTTTCATGTTGCAAATATATAATATTTTATACGTTACACAAAATATCTTAATGTAAAACTTTAAATTTTTATTATCTTTGCGGTGTAATTGAGCCACAGAGCCACTTGACCCTTGCCGGGACAGGTGGCTCTTGTGCTTTCTATCTATATCACATGGCGTTCAGACTGATAAACGAAAATATTGACTTCTCTAAAATTCCGCTTTATCCGAAAGTGGAGCGAAAAGACCCCACCATTTCCGACAAAGGCTGGGATAAGGTCGGAGGCTTTATGCTCCGCGACAAAGTTGACTTCATGCCGCAGAAAGGATTGCAGGAAAGATTTGTCGCGTGCAATTCCAATCTGATATTCCTATGCGGAGAATCCCAAATGGGCAAAACCTACGGCATGTTTCTGAAAGCACTGAACGGAGTCGGCCTGCCAGGCTATACGGCAAGGTTCATCTCCGTGAGGTTGCAGGACTCAAAAAAAGGTGGCTCAATATTCCGTGACGCTGTGGAGGTGTGTGGCAATTTTGCGGACTGCCAATACAACGCTTCGGACTATCCCACGTTCACATGGCCGCAGTGGAACAATGCAATGCAGCTTATACACAGCAATTTCAATGTGGCGAATCCAAGTGAGTGGGCAGACTTCAAGGAATATGCCAAGAAGAATCAGGCATCATACATATGCGTGGACGAGGCAACGGACATGCGGGAGTTCAAGATGTTCTCCTATTGGTTTAGCCGTAACCGTGACTCTTCGGGAATGACACCGCAAATGGTATTGTCATTCAACTTTGAGCATGAACACTTCACGACAACCATGCTCAAAGATGCCGGATACATAGGGGATGATTGGTACTTCAAACCCGAAATGAACGGAGTGACACGATACTTCTACGTGCAAGGAAATGATGAGCATGGGATAGTATGGGGCGACACCCCCGAACAAGTTGCGGAAGCGGTAGGCATCCACATCACAGAGAAGGAACGCAAGGCAGGAGTGACAATACATCAAATTGTCAAGTCATTCACGGCATTTACCGGAGAAAGCGCGGATAATCTCAAACTGATAGCCGCGACGGGAGGTCAGAATATCGGCAACTTGCACAATACTGGCGCAGAGTCGCGAGCTATCCTGAAAACCGGATACGCCGGTCCGATCGACAACGAGGAAATCAACGTCAACCGGCAAATGATTCACAACCTTTGGGAAAATCCGGTGAACGACGACCAAAACATGTACGCCACTATGGATATTGCGTCGGGCAAGGAGGACTCCGCTCCGATGATTATTTGGCGTGGCTTGCAGATGATTGATATTGACTATTTCAAAGGCGACCCCAACAACCTCGCCGATTGGATTCAGTCGCGGCTCACTCGTTACAATGTGCCGATAACAAATTTTGTCTATGACAGCACCGGGCATGGCTACTGGGTGCAAGCCCTCACCAACGGCATAGGTGTGACCTCTAACCGACGCGCCGTGCAGGAGTATGACAAATACGGCAACCCCACGTCAACGCACAACGAGTTTTTCAATCTGCGCTCGCAGATGCTCGGCAAGCTCGAGGTGATGCTCAAACGCGGCGAAATATCCTGTATTATCCCCAAGGACAAACTTGTGCCATTCGGCAAAAATAATGAGTTGCGCCGCTTCTACGACGTGCTGTGCGACGGCGTAGACCTATTTCGCATTAGTGAGAAGAACGGCAAGACCTATTACCATACCAAGGAGGAGTTCAAGTCGCGATACAAATACTCGCCCGGCGAGCTTGATTCAATCGCCCTGCGGACATATCTCGAATTTGACACCCGCGAGCGCAAGCAGCCAAAGCCGCAAGTCCCCGATAACGTTTACCACGCCCTCTACCACCGCCCGAAGGTCGCAGGAGTTTACGGCAAATACAGATAATTCCAAACAACTATGAATATAAGCCAACACCTTAAAAAAGAGTTTTGGAAGCGCAGGGTCAATCCCGATGCTCCCGATAAACACGTTCCGATAAACGCCGATTTGTACGCCTATCCGACTGATAATGTTTTAGACAATCATTACGCCTATTACACGCAGGAGGACTTTATGCGCGAGAACGAGCCAAGTTCCCATGACATCAATTCTCGCTTTATGAGTATGCGCCCGGTCTATGACGTGCGCGAAAAAGAAGTCAAAAGCGAGGACGGCACAATCACAAAAGAACCGGAATGGTTCGTAACAGAGTTTGAGCCGGTCGAAACCGTCCGTTTCGGACTGCAAAAACGCATCAACACCTCAAAGGCGGCATTCATGGCAGGCAACGGCTTTTGGATTTGCCACGAGGATAAAGAACACGACAACGGCGAAACACTCAACTCATGGAAAGACAGCGCAGGGCTTGACCTCGCATGGCAGGAACTTGTGCAGTCATGCTACCTCACAGGCGATGGAGCGATATACCTATACACATATAATAATCAGTTGCGTTTCCAAGTTTTCAGCTATCTCAAAGGGGATATATTGTTCCCTGACGTTGACGAGAACCGCAACAGCGTGATTTACCGTCTTTATACCCTCAGAGGCAAACGAGCAGTGGATATTTACTCGACTACAAGAGTGCAGACGTGGATTGAGGGCGACAAGAATAGCGAAAAAGAAGAAAACTGGATAGCGCGGTTCGGTGGTTGGTTTGCCAAGAATCTTAATTGGAAGTCAACGAAAACAAGCGAGGACGGTTGGCGGTGCATCGCTGACAACGCCGTACAAACTCCCGATGGCATCAACCCCTGCATCTATTGGAGAGTGCCCGACATTCCAAGCGGAATCGCACAGGAGGAAATTTGCAAGTTGGAAAAGTCGGCCTCAATGGTAGCCGACGAAGTGCGCTCAACCGTACAGGCCATTCTCTTTATGAAAGCGACCAATATTGAATCCATGCCACAAAAAGACTCAACCGGCAAGGTTGTAGGAGTCAAAGGCTCGGTAGATGAATTGGCCGCAGCCGACATGAAGTATGTTGCACGGCCCAATCTCTCGGACATAGCCACAATAGACATCAGCACCAAAGAGAAGTCTATCATGCAGTCCACAATGAGCGTGACAATCTCGCCCGACATATTCCGAGCCTCCGACCCCTCGTCGGCAAGCATCAAACTGATGTTCACCGACACACTTATTTGGTGCAAGAATGAGTTTATCCACCTCTATCCCGGACTTGTGGAGCTTGTGGAGGTTTTCAAACACCTTGCAGCCAAATTGGAGGGCAATGGAAAAATTGCCACAATGCGCACCTCCTGCGGTTGCGACTTTTGGATTCCGCAGAATGACAGCGAAGTCCTGCAACGTGAAATTGATATGGTTTCAGCCCGTCTCAAGAGCCGCAAATCTGCCATGAGCGACGCAGGCAACAGCCATGTCGAGGACTACGAACAAATCAACAAAGAATGGGAAAAAGAACTTGAAATGAAAGCGAGGATTCCGGCAGAGGCCAAAGCGGAAGTCGAGGCCAAGACAGGTCAACCTACTGAAATTATAGAAGTAGAGGACGAAATAAGCCAAAAGAAACCAATGAAAGTTGACAACCGCTTAGCGGGTAAAAGCATCATAGACGGATAGCCATTCGGACGGAGGGGTACAAAAAATCCCTCCGAGCCTTATTTGTCGCCAAACAAATATAAAATACACACTCAAAGGTGGGTTCACAATAGCCCGGAGGGAATGAGTTAATTCCTTTATGAACTTTGTAAACCCACCTTTGTTATATGTGTGTATATCTGTTTGGCACGACAAAGGTACAAAAATTATTCCGAATGAAGAAATCCGAAATTATTGCAACCGTATTCTCTGCCGTAGCCGATGAAACGGGAATCGACATCAAAACCATCCTCTCACAAGACCGGCGCCGTGAGATTGTGGACGCCCGCCACATCGCAATCAATTTGCTGCATAAAAATGGATTATACCAATCCAACATCGCCGAAATTTTCCGAATAACACCACGTAACGTACAATACATACTGTCGGACTTCGACGCGCGGATGCTGTGCAGTATCCCCATGCGAAATGATTATGAAAGAATCAGGAAACGTCTCGGCAACATTTGCGAAACAGCACGGAAGTAACGGCTTTATAGCTAATTATCCATAGTATAATTTTGCATTGCGGTTAATATTGACCGTAACTAAACTTTATTTATTATGGAAATAATCGAGAAAAAAGTGTACGAGCAGGGTCGTGACGGCTACGACCGCGATCGTGACCGCTCAACTCGCGAAAGGGCGACAGCCGGAATGGTTTTAGGAATCATAGGAACTGTTGCTGGTGCAGCCGCCCTCTGGGGACGCGGCAACAACGGTGGCATCGGTTCTATCCTCGGAGGTGGCTCTGGAAGCGGCGCAGGCTCTCCAGCCAACGTGAACATCAATGCCTACGGAGGTGCCGGAGGCGGCTGTGTCGCACCAAGTTCGTTCCAGGCATGGGAGAAGGAGTGTAGCGACATCCTCGCGCTCACCAATGAGATGTGGGGGTTGAAAGTAGGCACAATGCAGGCCGCGACACAGGCGCGCGAAGTGGACGTCGCCGAAAAGTTCGGTCTTTACAAGGAGATGATTACCGCGGATTTCGGCCTGTACAAGGACAACCGCGACAATCTCGATGCTGTGAACAAACGCATCAACAACGAGCTGTTCAGCCTGTACAAGTACACCCGTGACAAGGACGACGA